TCCGACGTTACCGTCAGCTATAATTGTCATCCTCTGTAAAACAGCAGCATCGCTATTCCCTGTCCAAAATTGCATGTCCGTACCAGAGCTTGTATTTTGACTATCAACTACAATTGCAGCTCTTTCTTTTGAAGCTCCACTATCTACTCCATCATCATTAACCCAAAATTGTATTGAACCTATCCTTTGCCCATCGCCTACTGCACCACCACTTTGTTTTTGAAGTCTTATTGCTGGAGCACCTGTACTACTATTATCCGTACCGCCTTTAAGGTGCAATAAAGAGTCTGGCGCAGAAGTGCCAATTCCGACATTTTGACCGCTTGGAGCAATAGAAACTTCATTTGAAGAAGTAAATCCAATTATTTGTTGATTACCATAACTTGAATCTTCAATCTTTAAATAATTATTATTTTTTAATAATATATTACCATCAACTTCAAGCATTTCCTCTGGGTCTGTAACTCCACCAATGCCAACTTTGCCATCAGAATTAATTCTCATACGTTCTGTAGGTGTATTGCTGATGGTGGTATAAAACTTCATGTGACTATCAGCTGCGGCTGCATCATCAAAATCATCATCCTTACCGACTACTATCTGTCCAGCCAGCTTCTCTGTCGCATTACCACGATTAAGCATAAAATCAATACTGACAGCTTGACCAGTTTCACCACTTGCCCAATCATCGTTATATAATCTCAAAGCTGTGAATCCTGTGTTATCTCCAGAGCCTACAATGTGCACCTTTTCTGAAGGTGAAGCAGTGCCAATACCTATCCGATTATTTGAAGCATCTATTGAAAGCGTATTAGAATCAAAGTTTAAAGCATCTACTGCTGCATTTAATGTTACATCTTTTGTTGCATCTGATAAATCAATAGTGTCAGCAGTTATATTTACTGCTGTTCCAGCTAAAATAATATCAACAGCAGCTCCTATTGTTAAATTTCCAGAAGCATCAGCTGATATATGTTCACCGCCATCAGCATCGTAAAAATATAATTTTACACCATCTCCTTTTACTAATACACTATCTGTAGCTAAATATAAAGCACTCGCAGTAGCATCACCATCTTCTACAGCCCTTAATGTTCCATCAATACCCGACTGTTTACTTGCTTCTGCTATTTTTAATAAGTCCTTATAAGAACCCGCTATCGTATTTCCTGCTAATGTTGCCATTATATTTTCCTCGATCTATAAATTTTAAATAATATCATCCCAATTCCTTTGTTCATTTTCCCATATGTCATTAAGGTTAGTAGAGTTCCACATATCTCTTGCAAGACGAGCTACTTGAGTCGCTATAGAATGAAGTGTATTTGTTAAAGATAACATTATACATTACCTATGTAAGCTATTACAGCTCCACTTGCTAATTTAAAACTATCCCATCTACCAAATATTGTCATTCCCTGTGGGAATACTTGACTTCCAACAGCTGCTGTATTACTACTAGAAACATCAGTAGCTGCAGATGTGTCATCAGGCCATCTTTGAGTATCAGTAGCGACCAATCCATCCGTACTATTAAATACACTATCTTCTAAAAATTGTATTGCGACAAATTTTCCATAAGCTGCGGTTACAGCATTTGTACCACTAACAAAACAAGAACCAGCTTGACCTAAAGCTTCTCTAACATAAACCGCTCCAGTTGGATCAAGGGCTAATGCTCCTACATCAGTATCTCCAAGAGTTCTAAGACTAGCATTATCATCACCAGGTGAATCATATCGCCCACCTACAAGAACTGGATTACCTGATGCATTTTCATTCTCAGCAACATCACCAACTACTTCAATAGTATTTGTAGAAGCTGGTAAAGTAACAATATCTACATTACCAATATTATTATTACCAGCGGGTAAAGCTGCAACTACATCTACTTGTAATTCATTTCCAGATGATATTGAGTTGTCTAATAAAGCTAGTGAAGCTGCCATTGCATCCAATACCGCATTGTCAGTAGCCGACAAGTTTGCTGTAACTGTACCATCTACAGTTATTGTGTTGCCACCATCGTGAATATGAATAGAACCATCAGTTTCCATTGCGATAGCACCAGCATCATTGGCATCTACAGATTGAGTACCAGCAAACCCCATCATCATCATACCGCTATGTGTTCCCAATGTAAATCCAGCGTCATCAACATGAGCTGCATCAGCACTACCTCCAGAAGATATTTCTACATACAAAGCACCATCTGAATTCATTTGAAATGGTACATAATCTCCGTCTGTTCCGCCTAATGCTGCTAGTGTATCATTTCGTACACCTAATATAAAGTTACCTGTATCTGAACTTGTGTGAGCTGCATCTTCTGCGTATTCTGCGCCAGCTACAATATCTACTTGTATTGCAGTCTCTGCGCTATTAAGAATCTTATTTAAAACTTCTTTAGTTTGATATTTTGGAAAAGCCATATTATACTCCTTAAACCTCCACCACCGCCTCTAGGGCTATCTTAAATCTGCTGGCATTATTCTTCTAGGGCCGCCAGTCTTATCCCTTTTCTTCATCCCAAATCTTTTTGTAGCTTCTACCCATTTTGACTCATGAGTTCTAGCCATATTCATAGAAACAGCAGCTATGTTACCATCAGCAACAGTTCCAGCTTTATCTTGATACAGTCTATATTTAACAAAATCTATTAAAGAAGAGTGCATTGTATTATCAATATCTGGAGTATCTGTAACATTTGATACCGCATTAGGTTCACCTGAATAATGTATTAATACACCATTTGTAACTGCTTCATCTATAGGTTTATAATCACCTTCTTTTTGGTGAATAGTATCGCTATCACTACCTTTTGTAGTAACAATAGCAAGATGATCTCCAGTTATAAACCAAGCAATATAATCTTCTGGGTTGTTGTAACTACTAGCCATTAGTCTATGTCCATTGTTTGTACTTCATTATTAAGCAATCTAGGTATTTTTACATAATCTCCAGACGAATCCATAAAATCTACTCTATAAACTTTATTTACTTCTATTCCAGAATTAGAATCACTTAGTGTATACCATTGTTGATCTGCTACTGTAGTTGTTTTAGCATATTCAATTTTACTATTGTATTTCCCTAACTCAACTAAGGCTTCGTTTATTAAATTTTTTATATAATTTTCTGGAGCATCTGGAAAAGCTTGTCGCACTCTAGATATTATTTGTTTTACTGTTAAGCTATGCACTGCCATTAGTCAGAGTCCTTTCCGAGATATCCGAATTGGTTATATTCTCTTGTTTCATCTTCCCAGTTAACTGCTATAACATTCCAAGCTCTTGTATCAGCACCAGGTGCAACCCAATTAGTTGTCGTAGGTAATGTAACTCCAGACCATAAAGCACCAGTAAAAGTAAGAGTTGTATTTGTATTACTAGCTGTTGCATTCTTAGTCATTTCAAAAGTAGTAGAATTTGTTATTGATAAAACTTTTGTGTTAGCTGGAATACCAGTTCCACTTATATTCATTTCTGCTGATATAGCACTTGTACTGTCCATTGAAACTGTAGCATCTCCACTTGTTGTATCACAAGTAGCATCACTAGAACTTGGAAAAGGTAATGTTACTAAACTAAAAGAAGGAGATGTATTTAATGTTACTGGAGTAAATGCCATTATGCGCCCCTCATTATCTGAATACCTTTATCGTAATCAGCTTGTAATTTTGCTTGTTGACCCATAGCCCAAGTATATTCATTTGTTTTTTCTGTAACTAAAGCAGAATAATCTTGTATTAATGCTTCCATTGTTTTAGCAGCATTTGTAATATTTACATTAGTAGATAACTGCATCTTTTGTATTGATGCTTGTGTTGATAACTGCATTTTTTGAATAGAAGCGTTAACATCATTAGAGGCATTTGCAATAGAAGCTTGAGTTCTACTTGCTATTGATGCGTTATTAGTTGATACATCATTTTGTGCATTTGCAATCGATGCTCTTGTTGCGTCACCAGCTGTTGCAATAGATGCTTGTGTAGATTGCCTTGCGTCTTCAATAGTTGCTTGCATAGCTGATTGAGCACTTTGAACTTCTGCTTGAAAAGCGTTTATATATGAAGATATTTTAGATATTTGAAGTTGAGCTAACTCAGAATCTTCTGAGTCTTCAATGTAATCTCCAAGTACCTCCCACCATTTATCGAAATCAAGCTGATCAGACTCAGTTCCTGCTGCGCCTGCTGCAAGCAAACCAGTAAGACTTCCGCTTGTCCCTGCTGAATCATAAACTAATGGCTTTGTGTAAGCAGAAGCTGTTGAAGCTGTTGAACCAGTTCCTGCTGCATCCGAAGGAGCATCAGAGTCAGTTACACCAGCTGCATCCGTAGGCGCAACTGTAATAGAATCTACAGCAGCAGTTATTCCATCTCCAACAGAAGCATTTACATAAGCTATACTAGCATCAGCTAATACAATACTATTTAAAACTTGTTGAAGAGATTTAATTGCTGCATATAATACAACTAAGTATTCATACTCATTTGGAAAATTTGCTATAGTACCACTATCACTAGCATCTATAGGAGAATGTGAACTATAAGTAGGCATAGATACAAGCTTTCCAGCTCCTGTTGGAAACAATGTTATCATTGCGCCTTGAACGTAATACGCAGGGTCTGAACTTGTGGCATATTCCATATCAGAAGAATCTTGAATCCTACCTCTTTTATTAGCCAAAACCAACCTACAGGGCTGATCTATTGTACCATCGTTCTTAAGTACGTGTAATATTTTATGACCTTCCGAAGAAGTACTGTCTGTAAAAGCAGTTTCTTTAGCTACTCTTTCCATTATAGAACGAGGCATAGCATTTATAACTTCATTAGCTCCTTCAGTTATAAATTGATTTAATGCATCTTGGTCGGTACTATATGTAACACCAACTAACTCTATTACTTGTGCGTCAAAATTTGCCATTTAATTACTTCTTCTTACTTTTTTTCTTTGTAACTTTTTTCTTTTTCTTTTTCTTTGGATTTTTGTACATCATTTGAATTTCCTTTTCCTCCAGTGATTGAACGACTGGAAACAGTTTTTAATCCCTTACCGAATTTACCCATTACTAAACCTCTTAACACTACTTGCCATATCTGTAGCTCCAAATTCAATATCGGTTCTTTTTGCTACTTCACTTGTCATCCAAGAGTTTGTTGTAAACTTTGGCGGAGATGCCCTTTTGCCACATTCTCTGCAATAAAACCAATTTTCTTTATTTGGTTTTTTACAATGCTGACATTTAGGCATTAAGCACCACCAATAACTACAGTCAAAACTCTATCACCTCTAAGGGCTGTATGAGTAATTGATAAAACTGCATTATTGGTCGAGTCTAAAGTATCTATATGATCTTTAATATCTCTTGCCATTGTACCAACCGCAGCAGTTTCTATATTTGGAGTAGCATCGTGAATAAAAACTTTTACTTTTACATTATCATAAACAGCCATAATTAACTCCTATTAAGCTACAGTAACGCTACCGTCTAAAGCAGCAACACCTTGAGCGTACCAATTGGTACCGTCACAAACTAATCTAAAGGAATCGCCTTTTATAGCAGAAGTTCCAGTCGCACCACTAGAACCAGGAGCATCATTAGATGTATCAACTTCGCCTTCTAATACTCTACCAAAGATTATCGCACCAGTAGCAGTAATAGTAATTGCTCCAGTAGGAGTGTTTTCTTTTACAGCAAAGTCATATCTTACACCAGTTGTTGGACTTGGAAGAGTAATTACATAAGCTCCTCCAGAAGAATCTAAGGTATAAAATTTACCACTATCTTCTGCTGTCAAAGTAATAGCTGCTGTAATGTCTTCAACTGCAAACAATGAATGTTCATTTCCAAAGTTTGATTTTTGATCGTTTAAATATTTACTTTTCATTTTAAAACTTTCTTTTTAAATTTTCTAAATTTTTTAAGGATATTCGGGGCTAAACTTTTTTGAATAGCCCCACAGAATCCAAATCTGTTAATCCTTATTTATTCGGATTATGATGTAGTAACAGCGTTGTTAATACTAGATAAACACTCTGCAACCCATTCGCCACCAGCAGCCATTATATTAATATAATCACCCTTTTGCGCACTAGTTCCAATAACAATATTAGAAACTTGATTACCTGCGGTTGAGTTAGAAGCATCGCCTCCAGCATCTTTCATTACCAAACTCACGATAGCACTACCAGCCGCTATTGTAATAGCACCAGTTGGTGTTTCTTCACTAACAACAAATTTCCAATACACACCATCTTCTAAAGAAGTTGGAAGCGTAATAGAATATGCACCAGCAGCAGAATCAAGCATAAATACTTTTCCACTGTCGTCATTTGTTAATGTTCTAGCTACGGTAATATTTTCTAGCTTTTTTTTGTGGTTTGATTGACCGCTACTTGATTTTAAATATGCATTATACATTATTAACCTCCTAAGCAGATTCTACTTCGTAAAGTGCATGGCACTCTGGAAGTGTTATTTCAAGACCAGCTTCAGTAACAATCATATCTTTACGTAAATCCTCATCAGAGTTTTGTACGTTAGTAATAATATGAGTGTCACGATTTAAACCATTTCCAACTAGTGGACGATATTGACATTTAGTCATATCAGCCATAAGCATGAATCCAGAAGCTTGACCTCTGAATAATGGTTCTTTTACTAAGTGCATTGTTCCATGAACAGTGTCAATTGTCATAACTTTATGACCGAAAGCACCTTCTCGTGTTTCCATTTCCATTCTATAAGGCATATTAGCAGCACTTCCAATAGAAGCATCCATAAATGCACCGTCACCTAATTTGTTAAAGAATGTAATTACTGGAAGAGAAGCAAGTACTAATCTGTCAGCTGAACCGCCACGAGCTGGGTCAAAGATAACCTCTAAGTCACCAAGTAAGCGATCATAAGTTAATTCAGATTGAGCAACACTACGATAGTAAGGTGCTCCACTTGAATATGAAAAAGCACTGTCATCGGTAGTTGGATTAGCATTTTTTACAATATGTCCAACAATACCTTCTGTGTATTGAACTCCACCAGTTCTTGCTTTTTGTCCAAACAACATTGCACGCTCAATATCAACTTTATGCTCACGAAGTTTAGTCGCCCAAATGCGTTCAAATTCGTTTGCATATCCACGATAGCGAGTTGCAATTGCTGTATTAGAAAGTTCACAAGCAGTTTTAAAGATTTGAGTATAACCATAGTCATCCTCAATCTCACCTGACCAAACATCTGGAGAGGCAGAACCTTCAGCAAATGCTGTACCAACTACTTGACAGTTATCATCATCTGCAAGTACATTATAGCCAGAAACGTTTGAATTAGAAACGTCAATAACTTTACCAGTAAAAGTACTAGTGCTTCCACTAGTATCTACGCCACTTTCAATTCTAACTAAAGTCTGAGCGTAACCAGAAGTTTCTGCACCAGTAGTAGTATTCACTGCGAATACCATTCCTTTAATTAGCCAATCAACAGATGCGCTATCAGCATCAACTACAAAAGCGTAGTTAGTTCCAGCTGAAACCGCGCTACCACCATTAACAGCAGCAGCAAGTTTAAAATTACGACTAGTCCAGTCAATCTTAGAACGATTTTCTAAGAAACGAAAGACAGAATCATCTGTAGGGTTTTTTGCAACCTGAGACAAGTATACGAAGAATGGTGATTCTTCGGGAGCCAATTCAGCAACTCGATCACTAAAATCGTATAACCGTCTTCTATCAGGAGCTTGTCCTACACCTGCGCTAGTTGCAGCAGCCGTAATATTACTAGAGAGTTTAGTTCCCTGTGTAATAGCCATTTTTAATAACCTCCGTTATTTATTTTTATTTTAAAGTAATCTTCCTGCGTTGCCAGCCTTTAAAATTCTATCCCAAGAAACATCAACTTCGCTTTTTACATTAGGCTCACCGCCTTGTAAAACACCAGCTGACTTTGGCATAGCTTGAGTATTTGCCACAGCTTGTATATTTTCAGATGAAGGAGCATTAACACCTTTGTTGTAATGCTGTCTGTAAACATCAATTAATAAATCAACTGGCAATTGATCTCTTGGAGTCATTGCAAAGTTAATAAATTCTTCGATTTCACTATCATCTGCCATACCATACTTAGACTTTAACTCGCCTTTTAAATTTTGCATAGCAACCTGACTTTGGATACCAGCCATCTGTTCAGAGACTGCTTCGTTAACCAAAGCCTTTTCCTTCCCTACTCGTAATTTATACGAAGGAGAGTCGGGTTTGTAATAGGCTTCCCACGGGTCAAATGAGGATTCATCAACTTGATTATCAGATTGAGCAGCCTCATTGCTAGTAGTAGGTTTTCCTTGTAATCTTTCCTGTATAGCTTCAACTACATCAGGTCTAGATTCTAAAACATTTTGCAATTGTTTTAGAGGTTCCATTTGTTGAACTTGAGATTGTAAAGAATCATAATCAGCTTTTTGCTTATCGTACATAGATTGAAATTTTTTAGTTTCATTTTCCCAATCAGTACCATAATCTACTTGCTCTTCATTACCCTCATCGCTAATAACACTAGGTTTTCTTATAAATTCCTCGCTATTAGCCTCCGTATTTTCATCGACTGAGACTTCTTTACTAACTACTTCAACGTCTGGCATTGATATATCAATACCTTGACGTTCATCAACCAACTTATCCTCATAAGTTCTTCCTACTTGTTCTGTTTTCTGGTCTTCCATTCTTCCTTTCTGAATCTCTTTACTCCTAAAATGGGCGATACCAATAGATATCCCTTAGGTAAAGCTTGACTCTGATTGTTAACCTTAAACGCCTTCTTCGGCACCCTGTATGCCTTGTCCTTGCTTTTGACCATACTTAGCCTGCAAATCAGCTTTATCAATTACATTTTCTAACTTGTTCAGATTTTTTCTTTCTTTATCTTTTATATCATTAAGAACGGAATCTAATCCAGTCTTAAATTTCTGAGTGATAGTTTGCTTTCTAGCATTTACTGCTTCACGTTCTGACGTTTGCAAATCACCACTTAGTTTCTTAACCTGTTCTTCAAGTTGCTGTATGTAACCTTGCATCTGACTCATAGCACCTTTCCGTTGCAAGACACCTTCTTTGTCGTAGATTTCTGTTTTCTTTAAAACCTCGACGTCATCTACCAAGCCCAACTTATAAGCATCCAAATACATATTGTACTCAGCCATCTTATTAGATGGTAGCGTTGAACCTGATACTATCCGAATATCATGCTGACCAAGAGAAATATCATTCTCAATAGACATTAACTCTTTAGATTTATCGTCATACATTCTATTGTTAACGGTAAATTCTGTTAAGTCATTGTTTGGTTGCACGACTCTAAAAGTCTTTTTAAATCCGTAGTGTCCTTTGCAAAAGTTATATACTACTTTTCCAAGAACATCTAGGCTTCCCTCTATATCTTTAAGTTTGGAACGCCCTCTAGTCTCTCCCATTTCTTGAAGCATATATGTGCCTCTAGCCGTATCTGGAGTTCCTTGTCTAAATCCTTGCATTAATTCTGATATGCCAAAATTTAAATCTATATAATGTTCCACTCTAGCAATCAAACCATAAAACTCTGAAGCTAATGGTTGAGGTGCTGGATAGTGTGGTTCACCAAACTCTGGATTATATTCAATAACCGCATTTGGATTAGCCCAGTCTCTTTCTAACTGACCTATATCATCTACACTACCTTCTGGAACTAACAACTTTAAACCAGCTGAAGCTTGAGCATGGCTTAATGTAAGTGAAAATAATTTATTAATTAATCTTTGTGAATCTTTTACTTTAGTAACATCTGATTTAGGATATGGAGTGTTAGTCCAAATATTTGGGACTGGTACAATAGGATATATATCAGTGTTGAGAACTTGCTCGTATAGTAAAATTTGCCCTACAGTAGCGACGTGTCGTATACGTGTCTGTAGAACTTCTACTGCTTCTACCAGTCCCGATTCTATCAAATGAGAGTTTTCAGATAGAATTTTTTGAAATGATTCTAAATCTACTATTTTTTCTTCTTGAGTTTCCTTGTTAAATAATCTATAATAAGGAACTTTAATTTTTTCAAACCTCTCCAGGATTCTGAATTTCTCGTAGCCACCGCGATCATAATCTTTAACCACGTCAGGCGTAAAAGAAGAAGAGGAATTTTTCTTTTTTGAGGATGGGTAATCTTCTTCATCTGTTGAACTATCTATATTATCTACTATTTCTTCAAGTTGTGGGTATAATCCAAGGAGTTGCTCTTTGGTGAGAATAGTAGAAAGTATAATAGAAGAAGCATCTGCACTATATCTATCTCTTGAGGCTGGGTCTACATAAACACGAAAAGGATTAATGCCTGTAATTTTAACATCGCCTCTTCCATAGTCTGATTCTGGGTCAACATAGACATAAAAATAACCTATGCCTGCAACAGAGTAATCATGTACTACTTGTTTAAAATGTGTGTTACAATCGGATATATCCCAAACGTACTCTAATATGGTACGCCATACATTTGCTAGTTTATAATCGGAATCTTCTCTTGCAACAGCAGAGAATTTTGGATTCCTAGAAGTTAATAAAGACTTAAGTTTATCTACAGCAGCATAAACTCTGTCTATAATAAAATCACCTTGCCCAACTGACTGAAGCATTTCTGATTCTTCAGTAGAATAGTGATTGCCTAGAACAAAATCTATAGCATCTCTAGATTCTACTTCCCAGTTAGACCTAGCATCTCTCCACCTTCTCCATAAGTCTCTGTTAGCCTGAGCATCTTCATGCTCGGCAAAAGTTTCTACGTAGTTAATATTGCGACTCCTTGGTATCTATATATATAATATAACACAAAGTGTGCTATTTGTCAAGTACTTTTAAGTTCTTTGTCCAGTAATCCAGCTTCTAACAATAGATTTTTTTGATTTTTTACTCCTATCTGACTTTTCAACGTCAAATTTATCAGCACCAAAGCTTTTACTAATAGGTGATCTAGCATTAATTATTGAATACCAAAGACCATCTAGCAAGTCATCATTTTTTCCTTTTGGAAAATGAAACATTTCATCAACAATTTCTTGGTGTATTTTTCTATGAAATAACTTTCCTCTATTAACAATAGGGCAAATACCAGATTCTAACCTATCTTCTTTTTTTATTCCACTAGGAGGTCTAACTCCTCTTGCAATACCTGGTGCCATCTTTCTATCAAACCCACCCATTTTATTAACGGAATCTTTTATGATACCTTGAGCACCAACGTGCTCTACATTAACTCTCCTAACTGGAGAATACATTTTAGCATATTCAAATATTTTTTTAGGCATTTCATACAAAGGAAGATGCTCGTGATAATAATCTAATATATAAAAATTCTTTTCACTATCCACAGCAGTTACCATTATTACTTGAAAGTCATTATGTGCATTAGACTCATAAGCTAAGTCAACTCCAATATAAACATTAACTGGTATAACCTTTTCACTATCTCTTATATAAGCTTGTTTATCACTAGATACAAATTCATAATCATGATGTTGTAATTTATCTATTTTAAATTTAGCAGTTGCTAAGTCTCTAGCATCATTCATATACTCTTGAGCAAACTTATGTAGCTGTCCTACATTTTCATAATCTTTTCTTATTTGATTTATTTTTTTCTTATTAAAATAAGATTCCCAAAGAGGCTTACCATCCTCTAACACTCTATGAAAAATAACATCCCAAGTATACTCTTCATCTTTATCTTTAGCTTCTAAATAACCATCGTATATGGCTTGCAATGCAGAATCATAATGTACAATAGTACCAATTAACCAGATAGAGCCTTCGTTTCCTTTTGACTCTTCTAATGATGGATAAACTGTAGACATCAACCACTCTTTAATTTCTCTTCTTCTGTCTGGAGTTTTAGTATTTAATTCAGATTCAAAGTCATCAAGTATAATATTTGTATATCTTGTACCTAATTCAGACCTACCTCTAAGTCTTTGACTTGTCCCTTTTGCAATTAACCTATCTCCTCTACTAGTAGTTATTTCTTTCTCAGTCCATTTACTTCCAACCATATCTCCAAAATAATAATGCAATGCATTGTTATATTCAATATGATTTTTTATATACTTTAAATGATCGACTGCCTGACCTTGTTCTTCCGATACCCAAGCTGCAAATTCTTTTTTTCCCTGAGGATTAAAGTATATTCTATGAAGTAAAGCTGCTTTAGCCATCGTAGATTTAGAGTGACCTCTAGGAAGAACAACACATAATTTTCTTAAAGTTCTGTCTAGTAATTTATTACCAACTTCATAATGGAATGGAGCTGGAGAGCTTTTCATAAAGTCCTCAGGTAAGAACAGTTGTCCAAAAGCGACTAAATCTTTAGACACCATATTGAGAACACGTTCTTTTTCACTTAGGTCATTAGGTATTATATTAAACTTTTCTATTGTACCAATCTCCGCTTTTAATAACTTTAAAAGAATTACTTCTTTGCATTAACTCATCGCCAGCTACATACACCCAAACATTTTCTGTATCTCCACTATCCATTTTAATATCTGCTTTAACTCTTCTATATAATCCAGAATCAATTCCTTCATACATATCATATCTAGCTAAATCTTCTTTAGTTACATCATGGACTTCCACTACAGTTCCAGAGCCATTTTTGTTTTGTATGACAGCTGGAAAAGTATGATGACCTGGGTATACAAGTGAAGAATTTTCTAGTATACCTGTATTCTTATTACCGCTTCTTAATGTTCCGTATACAGCTAACTTCATTTTTTTACTTTAACTTTAGCTTTAGCCTTAGGTTTTGCCTTAGGTTTTTCTTTTGATTTTAAATCAAAATTTCTAAAGTTTATATCAAAATGCTGAGGGCTTCCTGGCTCTCCAATAACTTTCATTACAAGTACACCAAAAGACTCTTCATTTATTAAATAATCTGATATACATTTTTTTAAATCTTCATCTCTTAATTTATCATGCACTTCTAATTCGAACTCAAAACTAACTTTTTTCATTAACTCACTCCATGTATTTCTGGTAAACCGACACTATCTATCTCTAACTTTTCATCATAGATAGTAAAGCAACTTACACATTCAACATATATGCTATCACTATCTAAATTTTGTATTATAAAAGCTGATGGAAATAATTTTGACCCACAAAGGTCGCAATGTTTAGAGTTCAACTTCTTTTTCAGCCGCTGCAAGCTGTTTGACTTTGCCTGACCCGATCGCATCTAATTGCTCCTTTGTAAACCCTTGGAATACAGCAACAGACTCAGTTCTCTTTTCAGTATCCATCATTCCGCTAATCTGCATTAAGGTTTTTATTGCTTGAATCTTGTCTCTATCTTGAGAATCGCCACTATCCACAATACCTCTCATCTGTTCTAAAAGATATAAAGGTGTAATATCAGCATCTACAAGAACTTTATCTATTTCATCTCTAATCAATTTCTGTATCCTCTTTGCTTTTAATAAAATTTTAGCTTGACCTTCTGCATAACGACGATTATCTGTAGGATAAGCTTTTAAAAAAGCATCTACTATGTTTTCGCCCTTAGCCACAAACTGAGCAAACAAAAACTCTCTTTGTGTGGTTTCTTTTTTCTCAATCTTGTGCCTATAAGCACTTTTATTAGCCAAGCCAAATGAGTAAAGATTCTTTCTAGGCTCTCCTTCTATCTTAACTTTCTCATCACAAACAAAAGTTCCCAGAGGTATCCTAATATAATTTCTAACTACTTTGTTAGAAGCGGATGCACGCAACTCCCCACGTTTCAATACCTGACAAACTTGTCCATCGTCTGAAACTACCCAGCTACCCTCGGTGCCTTTCCTCCAATTGCTGATAACATCACTACTAGGATTATACCTCTGGAATTCTTTAACATTTTCATAAATCGGATGATTTACCTTTTTTATTTTTCTAGTAATCATCTATTATTCAATATAAGCTGTTTTACACATAAAGTCAAGATTACTTAGCTGTTGGTCGTATAAGAATATTCTTTTCAGACATATTACTTTTACCACGAATATGTGGAGACATACATCCACCACAATAGTAAAGCTCATATTTACTTGAACCAGTATAATAATATTTACCAACATTAGTTAGCGAATCACTTCCACAAGAAGAACATACATTCTCTTCCATCATGATTGCAATATTAGGATGACTAGTTATGTAAGGTCTAAGCTTTAAATACATTTGCTCTAAACCAATAACATCATGTTTATTATATCTCTCCATTCTTTTTAAAGCTTCTGTATCTCCATTCATACAATCAATCCATAATTGAAAATCTGTATCTAGCTTTTTTTGAACACCAAGTAACTTAGTTATATAATCTTGTTTATTAGAGGATAAGGCAAATTCTTTTCTTGCTACCTTTAAAGTATCCACAGTCTTATAAGGCATAGGAGGCATAATGTTATTTGCAAGAAATCTTGCTTTTAACTTTCTCAGATCAAACTTGTCTCCATTGTGAGCAATAATAATATCAGCTTCATCAAGTAATCTCCACGCTGATTGCAATATCCTTTCGTCATTTCTATCAATAGCTTCTTTTGAAGTTAACACATCACTCAATACTTCATCATCATAAAGCCATTTAGCAGACCAACTAAGAACATACCAATCTATAACATTACCATTAATATCCTTCATCATATTATGTGTCTGTATATACTGGTTTCCCAAGCTCCAAGACCATACAGGTATAGGGGTAGTCTCAATATCCAACATCAGTATCTTTGGTAGATTACAGATATCGAGGTTTTTATAAGGTTTACCTAAACGCATTGACTCGATTTTCCTACGAACTGCCTTCAAGGTACGACTATATCCATTTACAGATAACTGCTCATAAATATCAGACGCTTTCTTATTTGTATTCTCATACTGCCTAAGTATATCAATCTCTTGTGTTGACCACTTCATCGTTTATCTCCCAGTTTAACTAAGAAAAAAGCAAACTTTAAAATATAAGATTCTATTAATTTAAACAATCTCATTATTTACCCCAGACTTTTTCAGATACTAGT